CGGTTGGACAAGTTTGAGATACTTGGGATCAAGCTCGGCCCTCTGGGCATATTTAAGCATCAACTCATCCATGGCGGCGGTTTTCCCCATTTCCTCCGCCTCCTTTGGACCCGAATAGAAAAGCCCGACAATCAAATCCTCCCCAAGCATTTTGAAGCCACTTCCCATTCCACGCTTTGTTTTCATCCAGAAATCATCCGTCCAGACCTCACCGTACTTTGCGTCCAGGTAGCGATCTGTTTCATCATTCCCCATTGTGGGGTATCGACCTCCCTTAATGTCTTCTGCAATCTTGGCCTCACCAATTTCAATGGAACGCTTTCTCTGTTCCCCGAATGTCAGATTCTCGTAGAGTTCAACTGGAGCGGGGTCATGCGACAACTGCAACTGACCACGCCACCCCTTGCCCCATGTGCGTTCTGCCTTGGGTGGAGCGCCGGGTAATGGTTGGGTGCCGGGCAATGGTTGTGCGGCGGGATGCAACGGCACTGGATTAGGATCCAGAATCAGTCCCGGCCCCTTCTTCTTCTTCTCAGTCTGAAGCTGAAGTTGATCTGCCATGGCTATTTCAAATACCCGAGCTTATCCATTAACTCTTCAAAATCATCCCAGGTCATTATCATGGGTTTACCGTCACGAACTACTGCAACCCCTTTGGTCTTGTAACCGCGAATGGTGACTTCACTCTTGCCATCGGTAAGTTTTTTGTTCTTCAGCTTATCAACGATTGGCTTGAGTGCAATTAACTGAAGCCGGCGCTCCCTGGCGGACATCTGCTTCGCTTCCGGCAACGGAGGCAGTTTCATTTCCGGTTCTGCTTCCGTCTCCAGTTCAGGAACGCCTGGGCTCAATGGACCAAACTCGCCCTCATCCCCAGGCGGCAATTCCCCAGGCACTGTTTCCAGTGGTGCTTCGCCAGGAACCTGCCCTTCAACTGGCGCCGACCCTGGGACTGTAGAGAATCTTGAAACGGGTGTGGTGAAAGTCTCCGGTTCACCCACATCCGCCTGCTGCGGTTGCCTGATGGTTTCCAATTCTGCTTGCGGTTCCGGTGTTGGCGCTGTACCCGGCTGCATGGGGGTGGAAGGTTCAGCTTCCGGTGCCGTGGGTGCGGGTTGCATTGGCGCTGGTGCAACCGGCGCTGGTTGCTCCTTCTTCTTGGGTGCCCCCGGCACTGTCACTGTTCCCCGCATCAGGTTGCCGTTGTTATCGTAGAAACTATAAGTATCCCCTTCCTTCAGCTTGCCCAAGTCGAGCGCATCCTGTACCGCAGCAGAACTAATGAAGGAAATCGGGGGTGGTGAAACCCTGGATTCCGCAGTGTCTTCCCAGCGCAATCCCGTTACGTTTCTGGTCGCCTCCATGAACATTTTTCGAGCCAGACTCTTTTGCGCGATCAATTCCGGTTTGTCGCCGGGCACCGGGATATATTGAGGCCAATAGTCCTTACGCTCTTGCTCTGTAATCGCCGCACCGGACTCCTTGCGTAGCACCGCGGCAATAAAGTTGTCCGCGGCATTCTTGTACTGCTGCACCCGAACATCCAGGGCATAATTGCCCAGCTTGCCAAGTTTGCCCTCCTGGATGTAGGAATCCCAGAACTTGGCAGTGCCAGGCGTTCCCTGCTGCTCGATCTGGTCCATTATGGTTCCGTTGAAAAGCATTATCTCAGAGTACAGGACACCCTTGGCCCCAGCATCATCCTTGGGGATCCGCCGACGGATTTCTCCAGCTTCAAGCGCGGCCATGTTGCTTAATAATCTTGCCACTGTCATTTGACCGTAGCCTCCCTGGGGTAACTCCTCTAACGATGCCAAGAGCGTCAATCCGTGCGCTCCAACCTTTTCCCAATCAACATTCTTTATTATATCCTTGCGCTGCACTGATGTGCGGTAGGCTTTCATTCCAGAGGGGGTGCCGTAAACCAAGTGCGAACGATTCCCTGATTCCTCCTTCCATTTATTAAATGCGTTTTTCTGTTCCTGCTTGTTCTTCAGTTCCATCTGCTCAATGAGCTTGATGTTTGCCAAGGCAGCCGCGGATGCCGTGTCCTCAACTTTGATCGTCCGCTTGCCCTTGAAAATATCAATCTCGACTTGCGCTTCCGCTATCACGCTTTCATGCATTCCAGCGGGCCAATCCTCGTCCGTGGTGTAAGTTCCAGTTTCAGACGCCTGTCTGAGGATGCCGGCCTTTTTCCTATTGAGTGTGGCTATTTCATTCCAACTGGTTATTGGCAGGCTTGTCTTGTTTTCAAAATTAAACTTCTTAATGTCCTTCGACTTCTGCGCACCGTCCCGCAGCTTCATCTCTGCATTGAACTGCATTTCGTATAGGTTTTGAGCCTCAATTAATTTAATCTTCTTTGCCCCCTCCTTTTCGCCAATCGTTTCCTTGTACACATCCCACCGAGCTAATGCTCCTGTATCCGTAATGCTGTCCTCCATCTCAGCCCAGATGGATTGTGCCAGACGATAATTCTCAGGCTTGCTCCACCACTTTGGATCATTACCAGGATTCATTGCGCCAATGGTTTCCTGGATGGCGTTGATTGTATTATAGGAAAGTACCCTCTCGTCGGACTTGCGCTTAAACTCGTCCATCTTCTGCTGCGCCTGCTTGATCTGCATGTCCAGCAATCCACGCCTCTGCTCCGCAGCATCCTCGGCCAACGTCTGCTGCCGTGTTTGCAACTGCAACTGTTTGGCGGCCATCTGGCGCCGCTTGGCAGCCTCAAAGATCCCCGCGCCCGACTCAAACCCCATTAAGAATGAACTTTTCCTTGGCATTACTTATTCTCCTTTATGACCTTCCTTGTTCCATGAATGGGGCTCCTTGGGGCTGTTTGCCTAAACCAAAGCTACCCCCACCCAGCAGGTAACTTGATCCCATGCCGGCTACCATGCCCAGCCCTTCCATCCATGGGTTGGAATAATTCTGTGCTGCAATCCCATAGCCTTGCTGCGCAAACCCCAGTGACTGTTGGGTTAGCCCCATTGGTTGCGGATTGTAACCTGTTTGGGCTGGAGCAAACCGTGCCCCACCTGCCTGGACCGGTTGACCCATGGCGTGTTGCTGCGCCATGGCGATTCGTTGCTGTAGCATTGCCTGCCCCTCGCGATAGGTTGCCTTCGCTTCCTGGGCGATGTTCGCCCTGCCATACACATTGCCTCGGGCAGATTGGGCACCCCGGACTCCCTCCTGAACTTGCGTCTGGTCATACTCACTGCCCAGCGCCAGTTGTGATAAAATTGCTTCGCCGGACTTTTGCTTTGCCTCCCACTGGAGCGGGTTCATCTCCTTGAACCGTTTCAATGTCTCCAGCGCCATTTGGCTGCCATACTTTTGCTGCAAGTCCAGGTCCAGCTTCGCCCTGGCGTCTGCTGAGATTCGTTCCTGCTCGGTCTGGTCGGTCTGCCTTTCTCGCCAACCCATGCCGCTGAAGTCGTAAGGCACCTCCTTGCCACCAACGGTGACTGATCCCTTGGCGCCCTGCTGCGCCGCCCAAAGTAACTGCTGCTGAATCGGGAACAACTCAGCCTCCGCCTCCATCCCCTCACGGGCGGTTGCGCCAATCTTCGGTTGCTGGGGTTCCTTTTTTGAGCCTCCCAATATGCCACCCAAAAGTGATCCGCCAATAAAGGGCAACCAGGGAAAGTAACTCGGCACACCACTCTCGTTGGTTGGCACCCCGGCACCACCCTGCGCCTTCAGCATCCGGGCCTCGGCGGGGTTGATGTATGCCAGGCGCTCGCCGGGAGGCGCCGCAGCATTCAGTTTCTTGGCAGCCTGCTTTAGATTATTCTTCTTCATTTCACCCCTTCCATATCTTTATTAAAAACGCTTTCCAGTGCGAACACGGTCAACCCCTGGTGACAAACATGATCGAATCCACCGATGTCCTCTTCCACTCCCCATTCCTCCTCCTCCACAGGGTCTTGCTGATTGATTGACCCTCTTCCCCGGTGTTGATCGTGATCAACTTCAAGAATCGGCGCGATAATCGCCACCGCGACCAGGTTTCCCTCGTCCGACTTGATGACCAGGTTTCCATTTTCGTCGTTCCATTGCATGAAAACTTCCAAGACAGGATCCGGCCATCCTCCGAAACATAACCCCCGTCGATCCGCTCCGCGAATAAAGCGAGCGATCTCAGCGTATGTATGATTGCTTTCACTCATGTTTCCTGGGCAAAGGTGTTGATATAGGCGCTCGCCTTGATTGATCGCAGGTGCATCTTGCTGCCAAAGGATTTGACCCGGAACTGAACCTCCCGCCCCGGTCCTTTCTGGATCATGTTGTAGGAATTCTTGAGTGGCACGGTTTTGGGAATGGTCACCGGCAGCACGAATGGCAGCGTCACGACCGCTGTTTGGGTGTCGATGTGAGTCTGGTTGACTACCGTATCCTCACCATTATCCAGCACCGAACGAATCTGGACCTGCTGCGCCAGTGCCGGCCTCAACTCCAACTCCACATGGTTGGGTAAAATCTCACTGAACTGCTCGCCAAACGTCATGGCGCGGGTGAGCAAACAGGACTCGTAGTTCACCCCGTCATCCTGGAAGTCTGCGTCCACCTCGCTATCCGGTTGCACGTAGTCCTGGAAGAACATCACCTTGCCACTCTCAGTTGACATTGCCAGCTTCAGGTCACCGCTAAATGCGCTGGTGGTAAACTGGGTTACATCCAAATCCCAGGTGCCCACAAATGCCTTGGCAACCGTATTGTACACGATCAATTTATTATTGGTCGTACTGCTCAAGGTAGGCACAGCAAGCAGGTAATGATTCCGCCAAAATGTGGCACACGCCTGCTCTCGGGCGGCGTTCCAGTTGATCGTGTCAATCACGTCCTGGATCCCCACAGAGATCGGCTCGCTCACCGCGGTGGAGGCGCCTTCCAGGATTGAACGCACAGTCCTTATCCCGTCCGGGGCCAGGAAGAAAATATCCGCCCCTACCTGGGCAATGGACCGGTGTGAGATGCAACCGATATTGCTGTCAACATTCTGGATTGTCCAAAGTGAGGCAGTTTCCACCAATGGATCCGCCACCACGTTGAAGATACTTCGCTCCTTGAAGACCACTAAATTTACGCCCATCCATGGGGCGAGACCCGTTATGGGATCCCCGGACGAACCTCCAATGCGGATGCTGTCATCCTGCCAATCCCACTTGGTCGCACCCGCGTCCAGGAAGCTGGAGCAAAACAATTCATCGGCAACCGTATTTGCCCCCGTGCAACCGGCGGCGAATAGCCTGTTGGTGTGCGTCACCAGGTACTTGCAGATGGGCGGGTTTCCTGCCGTTGGGGTGCCACTGGTCTCGGTGCCCAGGTCAGTTAAGGTGGTGCCGTCAAATTGATGCACATTGCCGGTGCCATCGGTCAGGTAAAGTTTGTCAACGAGTTGGGCGAACTCGACATTGGCGCCGCTGGCGGGGGTGTAGCCGGTGACCTCAGTCCAGCTCCCCACCGAGTCCGCGTTCTTATAAATCTTCTGCTCATTCACCGCCACCAGTTGTTCCAGGCTGGGCGTATCAAAATATGTCACCCCATCCAGCTTGGTGGGGGGGTTGCTCTCCCATAGATCAGATTTATCCTCCCAATTGGTGCCGCAATTCTCCCACTTCACATCCAGGACTCCACCCAGTTCACGCTTGGTGCCGTGCCGGGTAACCACCCCGCCGAACCGATCTATATCAATATTGGTGCCCTCGGAATATTGGGTATTGCTCAACAGATTGCCGCGCACATTGGACACCTGACCTCCAACGAAAGACAAACAGGCATCAAACGCCAGTTGATCATCCAGTGCATCATTGTAAGTTACAGGCATTATTCAAAATCACCTACGTCCCAAACGGCAAGCATCTCGGGAACAAGTTTACTAATCTTTGCGGATTGCGTTGTTTCCAGGTCGCGCATGACTGCCAAATGCGCGGCAGCCTCCTGATGCATCACCTGCGCCCTGCCGTCCTGGCGTAAGTGCTGTTTCATGTCGCCCTCAACATACGCCAGGAGCGCATTATCAATTCCATTGATCTTCGGGGAATCCGTATCGCCCAGGGCAACCACCTTCAGCTTGCCCAGCACCAGTAGCGTCTTGGCCGCATCAGGTTTCTTGATCAATTGAATGACTGCATTGCCACTTGAATCATTGGGCAACACAAGAAACTGAACCGGGGTGCCTGACTGGCTCAACAACTCCGGGTCAATCCGAAACACGGTGTCCAGGTTGGTGGGTGCAATCTCGTTGTTATCCCAGGCAGCGGATACCGGGAAATTCACCGTGCTATTCAGGGCGACCTCGTTCTCATCAATCGCCACCGAGTAGCTAGTTGTGCCCAGGGTTTCACGCCAAAGACCCAAGTTCCAAATCATGTCATAACGCTGGTCCACAAAGCGTTTCAAAAGGGCGATACTGCCGGCATCACTCTTCTGGAGTTTGTCCGCTACGAATTGGGCTATGTCAGATTTTGTCATGTCTTCACTATATAATTCAGGCTAATCCATGGCTGGAGATTGGTGTGGGCGGTTCCTGATCCTACCGACGAAGTATAGGGTGCGTCGGTGCTGGAAATGCCGTTGGTGTCGCAGTAGGTATTAACCGTTGCCGTGGTCGTTCCGTAAACTGTACTGTAATCGGCGCAATCCTTGTTCGGGGCAATATGCTTGTGCGCGGGCAATTCCCCCTCCGAGAGAGAGTGCGTTTCCGCGCCGCCCGTGTCACCAAGCGTACTGAATGTGCTGGAATCCTTTCCCACGGGCACATTGCCCTGGAGATCAGGAACATTAAAAGTTGTGGCCCCGTCTCCCACCCCGTAGGTGGTGGAAATTGCCGTGAACAGGTCGGCATAAGTGGTGCGGCTCACCGCCGAACCGTCGCACAGCAACCAACCGGTCGGAGAGGATGCACCGCCATACTGTGTGATTGCCCCCGCTGGCATGAAAAGCACATCAGAATTAAGCATAGCCTGCGTCACTTTGCCGGCACCAATGGTCACCTCGCCGGCACTGTCCACCGTGACATCCCCGGAAAGCGCAACGCTGGTAAGCACTTTATCGTCGTTGCCAACCAGCAACTCCCCGGCAGCGCCCAGGTTGGCGAGCTTGCTGTGGGCGATGGCCGCGGATCCGCTCACCTTGGCGTTGGTCACCGCGTTCGCTGCGAGCTTGTCCGCATCAATGGCGTTGTCGTTTATGGTGGCATCATCCACCAGGGTGTTCATCAACGCCGCGGTAACGGTTTGCCCACTGGTAAAAGTTGTTCCCTTGGTAATGTCAGGCATTTGTCATTCATCCTCCCCCAGGGCGCCGGCGTACCAACCCTCTGGTAATTTCACTTTGTTCTTTGACAGGATCCATTCTCCCCCTTTACGGAAGTAAATTTTCCCCGTCACGTTGGGTCCGATTCTTATGACATCACTGTCAGTCTTCACGAACACCACCCTTGTCGTCCCGCAACCGATCACGCATGCCAGCGCGAAAACGATTCCTAATTTTATCTTCAGTTTCTGCATCGCTTGCCTTTACATCCTGCTTTATCTCCGCCTTCAACAGGCCGGAGAGCCACTCTAAAATTGCCTTGATTAGTGCTGACACATTACTTGCCTCTGGCGGCATAAGCCTTGAAACAATCCACAAGTCCCTGGCCTGCGAGATAACTCGGGATTATGATGACAACTGCTGCCACAATATTTTCAGTCAGTTCAGGTGACATATTAAGCCACTCGGTAGACATGACGGTTAGCAAGCCGCCGATGGCTAGCCACAGTTTTCTGGATTTCAAACGCTCAGGTATTTTCATTATTCGCTATCCTTTAATAATTTGGCGATTCGGATCACTGTCCACGCGCAAACCAGAGCCACAGACAGGATCTTGAATCCGAGGTGGATATCGGTGAGTGACGTTGCCGCCACAACCGAGACATTCGCCCCGAACACTTTGCACCATTCAGTTAGTTCAGTCATTTGCATCCACCCTCATCATCATCCTGTATAATAAAATATACCCAACCACCCTGCATCTCTGCTATCCCAGCTATTACATCCAGCCGATCCGCCAACCGATTGATGGCGTAATGCTGCACAATGCAAATCGCCAGCAGACACGCCGCCAATAGTTGCCAGCAAAATGTGGATAGCTTTATCATTCACTGGTTCCCTCCATCTCAATCTCCACCCACTCGCCTGATTCCTCGTTCCAGTTATACAAATTCAAACTGCCGTCAGGGTTGACGACAACATCGGGGCGT